AATACTTTTTTATGTGATGTTTGGTAGTCATCAATAAAGTCAACCAATCCAAATTTAGAATTAAACTTACTAAACATTTCAAGCGTTTCGATGTAGCTATCTTTCAGAAGTTCCGTATCAAGCAATTTTTGGGCCTTTTCAGCACGTTTAGCAAGTCGTTCGTTAGCTTGTTCCAGTTGCTCTTTTTGACGCTGTAAGCTCAAGTTATGATTGATATAAGCAATCTGCTGTGCATGTCGTCCAAGTTTACCTTGCGTATTAAGCTCAATCAGTTTAGCCATTCCCTCGCCAAGAATTTCATCAGGAACAAAGTTATATTTGTATTTTTTATTTGTGTTTCGTACGTAGTTGTCAAGCGTTTGTTTGATTTTAAGTTTTTTGTGTAGTTCTCTTAATGTTGTCAATTTAATACTCCTTCATATATTTTACCAAACTTCAAAGCGTTAATTTTAACTAACTGTTTCAAGTCTGATATGAATTGCTGTTCTCCGTCAAAGTCAAATGGCATTGCCACGTTTTCCTTGATCCAAGTGAAAGCTCCGTCAAAGTCTTGTTTAAGCAAGCTCATCTTATCCACGATGTCGATGATTTGCTCTTTCTCTTCTGCTGTGTACATATAACCAACTTTCCACTAGAAAGGTAAATCTTCCGTATTAACTTCAATCGGTTCAGAACCACCAAATAAGTCCTGTTTAGCTTGTGATTGACTACTATTATCATTAGAGATAAACACTTTTTCAACTGTGGGGAAAACAAAGTTGTAATTTACGTATTCGCCTGATTCCTTAGCTTGTACACGACCGCTTACTGTTACTGTGTCTCCTAATTGAATGAAGTCAGGCAAGAAAGCTGAACCGTATGCAACTTTTACGCTAGATCCTTTTTCTTTTTCAAATAAAGGAACTGAAATAATTTTCTTGTCGCCTTTTGCTGTGTTTACTGTACGTGTATTTTTTTCGTTTACTTGTGCTGTAACTGTGATGATTGCCATTTAATTATTCTCCTTTTTCTGCTTCTTGCTGTGCTAACCAAATCTTCATGATGTCGGTAATTTCTTTTTTAGTCTTATCTTTCAAGCTATCGATATTTTCATATCCTAGCTGTTCGGCTCGTTTGATAAGTGGCTGGATCTCTCTAAGTCGTTGCTTTTCAGCTTCCAGTTCTTTCTGTTCTTCTGTCAAGTCAGGCAAATCTTCGTTCGCATAAATGTATAGCCCTAAACCATGACGAGCGATTGCCTTAACCAGTCCACGTTGAATGGCTTTATTTACGTCCATTGAAGTCAGTTTTTCAACTGGGATAGATTGGTTACGATAGTCCATTACAGGTAGATATTCAATGTGTTCTAGGCCCTCAATAGTCATACCAACCTTAACCCAAGCTGTGCGACCGTCTGTGTGGTAGTTTAACCCTTGTTCATTTTCATAAACTTTACTATTAGCTTCAGGATAAACTTTTTTTACTTCTGCCCAAGCGAACGCCCAACTCAGATAGTCAAGATTATTCTTTTTACTCTTTTTATCATTAACATTAATGATGCTTAATTTTTCGTATACGCTCATTTTCTCCTCCATTTATATCCGCCTGCACTTTTTGTTCTTCCATTGCAACAACTGCTTATATTTCCGTTTGGAATTCCTGTTTCTCGTTCTGCTTGTTTCATTGATTCAAATTCATTTAATACATTGTCGTTTAAGTCTAATTGAATAACTTTTTGGGAGAGTTTTTCGGCAACCCTTTTTGTTCTAGTGCCATGTATGTTATTTTCTTTTACAGTACACCATTCAAGATTACTTAAATCATTATTTGTCTTATTTTCGTCAATATGATTAACTTGAGTTTTTTCTCCAGGGTTGTCTATAAAAGCAGTTGCTATAATTCTGTGTAAATATAGATGCTTCTGTTTATGTTTATTATTTTCGTATAATAAATGCATTAAATATCCATTTTTAGTAAGAAAAGGTTTAAGCACTCTACCGCTTTTTATATTTCTAACTTTGCCTAGATTAGACACTTCATATTTTTCAAAACCCTCAATTTCAACAAAAGTTTCAACTTCGCTCATTTTCTCCTCTTTCTACGATAAATACGTTCCCTTGTCTTGTAATTTCGATATTATATTTAAGCATTGGTAAAATGTATCCGTCGTCCCAGTAGTTCCACAAGTCGTTTATTAAGCCATATAAGCACTCGTTAGGTTCTGCCCTATACTTTGTCTCGTTCATTTCTTCGAGCTCTTTAGACAGCTTTCTGACGCCTCTGGCATAATGTTTACTAGCTTTTTCTTCTGCTTTTAAACTTTTGTAGTTGCTTTTCATAAATGAACTTTCTAATATCGTCTTTTTGTTGCTTTTCCTCTTTATCAGACCAGCCAACTTTTTGACCTTTTCGCTTGCCACTTTGATAAACTCGCCTGTTATCATCAGGAAAGCCATTTTTCTCGAAGTACATTCTAGCATATTCAAAGTAATTTAAGCTATTGATATACTGCTGACTATCTTTTTTATGATAATTGAGAGTAATTAATCGCCTTTCAGCTAGTGATTCAAAAGATGTTATCATTATTTCTCCTTTATTTTTATATATACTATTATATCAAAATTATTTACTATTGTAAAGCATTAGATGATATTTTTTTATTTATTTCTGCTTTTAATTGTAATGCTCTAATCAATGCACGTTTAGAATAATCATTTTCGCAAGCTGTATGCAACCTCTTAGACTGTCTGACTAGAAATTCAGCACGACCAAGCCATACTTTGAAAAGTTCATCATTGTGCCATTCTGCTTTTACCATTTCTTCTAATGCACGATACAGCCAGCCGTAAACTTCTGCGTGTAAAATAATTGCTTTGTTCTCATAATTGTTCATCTAGCGCTCTCTTTGTACTTTCTGCTATTTCTTTGCTTGGTGTAGTGAGAATTATTATATTTTCAGAATCAGCTATTCGTTTATCTAAATAATCATAATGTTTACGCACTACGAAACTATCTGTTAGGTAGTGTGTTTTTTTAACTTCTTCGCCAACTTTAATAACGTACCATTTATCACTCATTTTCTGTTACCTTTCCTTGCTCTTTAGCTAAGTCTAAGAAAGCTTGTGCCGATTCTTTTGTTGTTTCGATTGGAGTTTCCCTTTTGACTTCTTCTACCAGTTCGCTATCAGGTTCTTTTTTCGATTTATTAACGCAAGTAAACACTGAATCAACGTAAGAAAAGTTTAAATCATCATCAAACTGATATCCACGCGCTTTTACTGATAGCTTAGAGAAGTCGTTATGCTTGCCACGTTTAGGACTTAACATTAACATAAACTCCGCCCAAGCTGTAAGAGTAGAACCACCTAAGGCGTCACTAGGCTTCACCATGTAGGCTTTATCGTCCATTGAGTTTGCATAAGCTGATTTGTTTGCATGAGCTACCAGTAAAAATGTTACATCTTGAAAGAGCAACTTCAAGCGTGTAATTCTTCTAAGCATTGGCTCGAAGTCTTTACCGTAGATAATATCGCCATTTCTTAGCATTGTCATAAGGTTATCTAAGATCACGAACTTTATATCATTTTCTTTGATGTACTCATATAATAAATTCATGTGGTGCGGATCATCAAGCATAAACTCTCCACCGGTTAAAAAATGTAAGTCTTCTGGTGCAGTGTCTTTATTTCTAAGCCTTTTGTTTAGTTCTCTGTCCGTGTCCTCATTGTCGATGTATAGTGTCTTGCTACGCTTTGTGTCGTAACCAAAAAAAGGTAACCCTTGCGACACCATTAAAGCCATGTGCATTGCTAGAGAGCTTTTAAACGACTTAAATGGTGCTACTAATATTCCAGCTTGTGAGCTAGGCATTAACGTATCAATGAGCCAGTCATCTTTTAAATTTATTAAGTCTTCACGCTCTCTTAAATGCTTGGCTGTCTGTACTTTATCAAATATGCTAGTCATTTTTTTCTCCTTTAGTATATAATAACAAAAAAGACTCGAAAAGTCAAGCCTTAAATCTATTAAGTTCATAAATATGTAGCCATAAGCAATAGGCTAGTCACTAGTCACCTCCATTGGCTCTGATTCTACACAATAAACTTTGAATGGTTTTTCTTCTTTTACTCCATTTCCGAAAAATAGCTCCCATTGATAATTTAATAAAACACAAGTCTTAATAGCTTCGTGTTTTTTTGTATAAAGAGATAATCGTTTCCCGCTATAATTTTTGGCCACTATGTCTTTATTAGTTGTTGATGCAACATAGTAAATTTTCATTTTTTCTCCTTTTCTTATACCATAGTATCAAATTATTTTATATTTGTCAAGACTTAATTCCATTTCTTTCTTTTATAAATTTATTTATACTATCTTGATTTAATCGTTTAGATATTTTTCTTAGTTCATCATTAGTTTTAGCCATTTCGCTTTTATAAACATTTTTTTTAGTTTTTTTCTTTTTATTTTTCTTTCTTTCATCTCTAGCTTCTTGTTTGCACTTAGGACACTTTAAATAACTTACACCACTTGCTTTTCTTATTTGTTGACACTTAATACATTTATTTTTCATTTTTTTGTTTCTCCTTTTTTCTTTTCTTCTATACAAAGTCTTTAAAATTAAATTTTTCTAAACTCCCTTTAAAATTGCGTCTAAACCACGATGCCAACGTTTTATGACCGTTTATGGTAAGCCATCTCTCGAAAGAATATACTTTATTGTTCCTAGATAATACTTTCTTCTCTCCGTTTTCGTCATCATAAATCACTGTTATTTGTTTGTTCGCCATAAAATTCAGGTAATCTGTGTGTAAATCTCCCAGAAGTGAATCATAATTGTCTCTTCTATCAATAGTTTCCTGTGAAATAGCTTTACCTACTGCTTTGCCTTTAGCTTTACCTACTGCTTTGCCTTTAGCTTTTCCTTTAGCTTTTCCTATCGCTTTGCCTTTAGCCTGTCCTACTGCTTTGCCTACTGCCTTACCTTTCGCTTTACCTACTGCTTTACCTACTGCTTTGCCTACTGCTTTACCTTTTCTGCAAGCTTTACCAGTTTTATTGAAAGTTTTACATTCTTTGCTTTCCCCACAATTCTTACAGAAAGTTGGCTTTGGTTTTGCCATTTCGTTCCATCTCCTTTCATTTGATAAATTAATATTATCATAAACAGAAAACATTGTCAATAATAAAGTGCAAAAAAAAAAAAAAAAAAAACGTAGTAATATATATATATAACTCTAAATTAGTTTTTCGCTAATTACAAACGTTCGGAAAATTAGATTTCAGTACGAAATGAAAAGATTATCAAACGCTCCAGAATTCCCTTAGAAATCTTACAAACAAGAAAGACATTGTCCTTACTGAGACCATACTTTACAAACAGGACACTCACTGTACTTACATCCTGCCACTTCTTGTCAAATTTCGGTTAAGCGTAAAACAAAAGCCCTAAGGGGCTGATTTCTTTTTTTTAATATAATTTATTTATTTCATCCTAAATCAAAATGTATTGCTGGCTGATTGTTCCATAGTTCTAATGTTTCCTTATCTACTTCTGGCTGATTCATGTATTCTCTGTTCATTCTAGCTCTTGTATTAGCTACTTTAAGTTTAATACGCTTCTTGTATTCCTGCTGTCTTAAGTACATCAAATATTTGTCTCTGGCCATTGTTACCTCCTATAAAGAGTATAACATAAAATGCCCACAAAGTCAAGCATAGTTTACATAACAGAGGATAAACCAAACCTGAAAAGTGGATATGCTATAATAAGTACATAAGTTAAGAGAGGATAAGCAAATGACAGAAGAACAGCTATTATTCAAGCAAGAAACATTGTCAAAAGTTGACTTTAACGAGTTCTTACTTAACGCTGTTGAATGTGGTTTGATTAATCTTGATACAGCTTTAATTTTTAAAGGAGAATAAAGAAATGACTAAAGATCATATTTTAGCACAAAAAGAAGTATTGGCTCCAATTGAGTACGAACACTATGTTAAACACTTATTTGATATTGGAGAAATTACTAAGGAACTTTATATTGAATTGAGTTCTGATCTATGAGCAAAGCCTTAGCGATTGACTTTAGCACTTCTAATACTGGTTATGCGTTTCGTAACCCTTTGACAAATGAATATGTAGTCGGTTCAATTCCAGGCGGTAAAAGTAAAGACCCTTTGGAACGTGCCAAGATGATTGCTGACGGTATAACAGAAATCATTGAGCATTACAACTTATTTGACTACTTTATTTATATTGAGGAACCTATCATCACGTTCAAGTCTAAGGGAAACATCTCATTGATTAGAGCTAACGGTTCATTCTTAGGAGTCATGCGTAACCGTCATAATATTGGATATGTTGATATACCAAATTCCAAATGGTGTGGTTATCACTTAATCAAAGGTAAAAGCAAAGCAAGAAAAGAACAAAGCATTGATATACTTAAGAGCTATAATATAGTTCCTGAAGACAAGATCAATGACGACATGGCAGACGCGTTTTGTATCTTACTCTATGTAGAAAGTCAGGATAAGTAAATGATTGTAATTAACATTGCCTTGGTTATTCTTGGCATTTTATATGGTGTAGGTTCAGTTACCAACTTTAAAGAGTGGTACTATCGCCATGACTATCTAGCTATTGCATTGAGTGTATTTACATCTATCTTATTGGTAGTAGCTGGAGTATTAAACGTATTGGTGTACTGATTGAGGGTACTTAAATGTCATAGAGTTGACAGCCAAGCATAGGGTGCAAGGTGACGGGAATACCTTAGTTAAATGAGCACTAGAAACTAACAGCCCTTTTATTTATAGGATATAGCCAAATTGGTATAGAGCAGTAGGGAATCGAACCCCACACAGTCGCGACCTGTACTTCCTCAAATTATACACCACTCATCAGGATA